ACACCTGATCTGATTATGGATGGCAAGGTAGATGATGTTAAGTCTGCTAGCCCTTGGTCTTATGAGAATAAGTTCAAGGACTATGCCACACTAGCAGAGAAGGATTCCTTTGGCTACGTTGCACAGCTTGGTGGCTATGCCAAAGCTGCCGGTGTAAAGCCCGGTGGCTGGTGGGTAATCAACAAAGCAACAGGCGAGTTTAAATACGTACCTGCAAATGAAATTGATGCCGAAGAGGTTGCGGAGAATACTAAAGCATTAGCCGCAAGACTTGCGGAGAATAAGTTTGAAAGGTGCTACGAGGCAGAAAAAGAAACGTACCGCAAGAAGCCCACAGGAAACCTTGTGCTAGGCCGTGAGTGCTCTTGGTGTAGCTACAGGTATGCATGTTGGCCCGGGCTGCAGGAGATGCCTTCTATCCCATCTAAAGCAGAGAATCCCCCTATGGTTTCTTATGTAAAGATTGTGAGCAAGGATGTTTAATGGCAAGCAATTTGCTGCCGCTGTTAAACGAGGTTATCGTAGTGGCTTAGAGATTAAACTCCAAGAGTTCTTTGAAGAGAATAATATCGATGCCAAATACGAAAGCTTTAAGATTGAATGGGAGGATCTTAGGTATAGAAAGTACACACCTGATTTTCTACTACCCAATGGTATCGTGCTTGAGATTAAAGGTTTGTTTACAGCAGAGGACAGACGTAAACATCTGCTTGTAAAGAAGCAACATCCGGGGTATGATATCCGCTTTGTGTTTGAAAATAGTAAGCGTAGGCTTAGCAAGAAGTCTAAGACTACATACGCTATGTGGTGCGAGAAGTACGGGTTTATATACGCAGACAAAGAAGTTCCCAGTGACTGGTTAACAAAGGAAAAGCCATGATTCAAAACGACGATATCGCTCTTGTCATTCGCCCTAACATTGGTACTAACAAGCAGTGGTTAGGCACAGTAGATCTCAAGGCAGTCATCATGCCACGTGATAATGTCAGTGATGACACTGCACAGGAACTTGTGCACCTGCTCAATGGTTTGGTTGCATGCTTTCACTTGCTCAATGAAGACGAAGGGTTTGCTAACAAAGTTAATGAAACACTGGCTAAGCTGCAAGAAGAAGGTGCATTTGAGTTCAGTGTTGAAGAACCTACGTATGCAAATGTAATTCAAATGTCTGACTGGACACCTACAAAGGGCAACGCATGAGCATAGATAATGCTACCCCTGCTGATTGGGATGCACTAGGTAAAAGCTGGCTCAATCAAGCAGAGAATAAATACGAAGAGACAATGCAGAGGTTTGATGAGGTAGTCAAACCTGCACACTATAACTATGGTAAGTACGAAACCATTGACGTTATAGTGGATACACTAGGTGCGTATGAAGCAATTAGTTATTGCCATGGGAATGTACTAAAGTATACAATCCGGTTATGGCATAAAGGTGCACCACTTAAGGATGCACAGAAAGCCAAGTGGTATTTGGAGAAGATGATTAGTCTCCTTGAGCAAACTAAAGGTACTAACTGGGATTAATATGACAGCACCTGTGATCGTTGAAGTAGATATTGAAATTGAGTTTGACCCTGAGTCAATGCCAACAGCGTATCTTGATGCACCGTATTTAGAAGATACTATTAAAGATGCTATCCACGATTCCATTACCGATCTAGGTGCTACCGAAATTAAAATTACAAGCATTAGTACGGAAGGTTTAGAATGATTCCTACTCCCGATTACTTTGGTTTGCACCTAGACTACAGCAAAGATGAGTTGCTTAGTGACCAAGCCAAACAGTTGCTACGTGACTACTACATGTTGCCTAATGAGCACAGCCCTCAGCAAGCATTCGCTCGTGCCGCACTTGCTTACAGTGGGGGTAGCCGTGATTTAGCACAGAAGATTTACATCTATGCATCTAAGCAGTGGTTTATGTTTGCTAGCCCTGTGCTTAGTAATGCCCCATACCCCGGTCAGCCTTTTAAGGCACTGCCTATCTCCTGCTTTCTTACGTATGTAGGGGACAATCTTCCAGCATTGATTAATCACAATGCTGAGGTAGCATGGCTGTCCGTTAAAGGTGGTGGTGTTGGTGGGCATTGGTCTGACGTACGTGGGGTGAGTGACAAAGCCCCCGGCCCTATCCCGTTTATGAAAGTTGTTGACAGTCAGATGACTGCATACAAACAGGGTAAGACACGTAAGGGTAGTTATGCTGCGTATTTAGATGTTAGCCACCCGGACATTGTGGAGTTTGTCAACTTTAAAGTACCTACTGGTGGTGACATCAATCGCAAGTGCTTTAATCTTTTCAATGCAGTCAATGTCACAGATGAGTTTATGAATGCTGTGGTTGAAGGTAAGGAATGGAAGCTTGTAGACCCAGCAGATGGATCAGTACGAGAGGTAGTGCAGGCACGTGATCTGTGGGAACGGATACTTGAAGCTAGGTTCCGTACGGGTAGCCCGTATGTTAACTTCATTGACACAGCTAACAGAGGTTTGCCTGAGGCACAGAAGAAGCTTGGCCTTAAGATTCATGGTAGTAATCTTTGTAATGAGATTCATCTAGCTACAGATCAGAATCGTACAGCAGTATGCTGTTTGTCTTCTGTGAATCTAGAAACGTATGACGAGTGGAAGAACACCACTATGGTACGTGACCTTATTAGATTCTTAGACAATGTACTACAAGCATTTATAGACAATGCACCTAATGACATCAGCCGTGCTAAATACAGTGCTATAATGGAAAGATCCCTTGGGTTGGGTGCTATGGGATTCCATGGCTACTTACAGAGCCATAACGTAGCATTCGGTGGTGTATCAGCCAAACTATTGAACAGGGGAATCTTTAAACATATTAAAGAGGAAGCTGTACATGAGACTAAACTTCTTGCAGTGGAGCGTGGGGAAGCACCCGATATGGCTGGCACTGGTCATCGTAACGCACATCTTCTTGCTGTTGCTCCTAATGCAAATAGTTCTATTATCTGCGGTTGTTCACCTAGTATTGAACCTATTAAGTCAAATGCTTACGTACATCGTACGAGGGCTGGATCGCACCTAGTAAAGAATAAGTACCTAGAAGAAGTGCTGATTAAGCTTGGGCACAATGCAGATGATGTATGGAAGTCCATCATTATGAATGAAGGATCTGTACAACACTTAGATTTTCTGACTGAAGATCATAAAGAAATATTTAAGACAGCATTTGAATTAGACCAGCGGTGGGTAGTAGAGCATGCTGCTGACAGACAGCCGTTCATATGCCAAGGTCAATCTGTAAATTTGTTTTTCCCAGCAGGTAGTCCTAAGTCGTATGTAAATGCAGTACACATTATGGCCTATAAGCTGGGGCTAAAAGGCTTGTACTATCTTCGTACAAGTTCTAATGTACAAGCAGATAAGGTGGGCCTTAAGATAGAACGCAATGCTCTTAAGGATGCAGAGGAATGTCTAAGCTGTCATGGCTAATAAGCCCTTTGACCGTGACTTGTTCACGGAGAATGATACACTCGCACGTGCCGCAGGGAAACGGTACTGGAGATCTATGGGGTACACTGTCGAGGATAACCCAGACAGATACGGCCCTGATTTAATTGTGGACACAGGCAATGAGAAATTCTATAGTGAAGTTGAAATTAAAAAAGTCTGGTCAGGAAAAGACTTCCAATACGAAACTTTACAAATCCCAGAAAGAAAAAAGAAGTTTATTGGGACGGGAATGGAATGCAAGTTTATTGTCTTTAACAACGAGCAAACCTTTGGATTTCTGTGTCCGTGTAGCAAACTTGCTGTTTCCCCGGTAGTAGAAGTATCTAATAAATACGTAAGATCAGGTGAGTTATTTTTCCAAATTCCTATAGCCAACATAAAATTGATAGAGGTTCCTAATGACATTTAAAGTTGATGACACATGTATTGATATCATCCACTGGGTTGATGCACAAGCTGATGGGTCATGGGAAACTATTGGTGAACCCTCACTTGTTTATGCAACTACTGTAGGTTTTGTTGTAGCTGAGAATAAACAAGCTGTTACTATTGCATCTACATGGTCTTCGCCTCATAGCAATTGCCGTATGCATATACCTAAAGCTTGGATTAAAAGTAGGCAGACAGTGAAGCTGCCAAAGACTGCTGTAAATAAATCTGTGCCTAAAAAGGCTGCGCCAAGTAGTGGGAGTGAACATGACTAACAACGAATTAATTGAGGCACTTGATCAAGTACATGAAGATGTAAACATTGCCAGTGCCATTGTGTCTTTGCTACACTGTAATGCAAGTGGCCCGTCACGCTATGACTATGCTTTCATAGCTGTAATAGATAAGCTGCATAGTAGCATTCAATTAATTTACGACCTGCAACAAAAGCTAGAGGAGAAGATGTATGAAGATTGTGTTCAAGACTGCGAGTATGAAGAATGCACCGGCAATGCACCCGAGTGGTATGACGATAGACCGATGGCAGAATCCTTTCAAGACACCGGAAGAACGCAAACTGGTTGCTAAATATTTTGAAAAGATCAAGCTTGATGGTGTCTTGGATTTAGAGGAGGCATTGATATGAGATCTGTCTTGATTATTTCATTGGCTTGTTTTCTAGCTGCCGGTTGTGCTAGTAAGAAACCGGAGGCAGATTTGGTTATAGATAATAAATTCTACCCACTAAGTAGGGATCAAGTTATTATGGCAATACAAGAGTGTGAGCAAGCTGGCACAAGACCTGTCCCACTCAGTGCCCCTCTTCGTATTGCAGGCACTACAAGACAAATTATTATAGATGTTACATGCTCCCCGAGGTATGCTAAATGAAAATACGTTTAGATATTTATGGTGACATTGCTCATACGATTGCTTATGCCAATCTCATTGAGTCTTTTAATCTCGTTGATGCAGAAGTCAATCGTCTTGTAAGTAAAGAAGAGTTTGATGGTGAGTTGACTTTAGTACAAAAGAAAGATCTAAAGCAGATCACAAAAGTACGTAAAGCTTTGCTTACTGTGCTGGATTATTACACAGTGGGTGGTGACTTTCTTGTGTATTCTAAAACCAAACAGTTTAAAAAGGAATTTAAACTATGAGTGATTTTAATAGGCCCGGTAATAGATTCGACTTAGAGCAGGCTATCATGGCTGCTTGGGGCACAAAGGAAGACATTGAACTGCTGACCAAGCAATACCTTGATGGCCCTGTAATGTCAGAAGATGACGTGTCTAACATGCTAATAGGTATAGCCGCCTTGCATGATGCTAGATGCCAAGAATTGTTTAAGCAGTTTGAAGATAGCATTAAAGAAATAGCAAGACAGAAGCAGGAACTATTGATTGCTGCAAGTAATATAGCTTTAACTGCAGACACCAGACCCTACGCTACTAGTGTCCCTACAAACCTTAGGGATATTATTTCTAAAGAAATCCTTAATATGCAAGTAGGATATTAAAGACTTATTTAAAATAAATAAGTTGTAATTTTCACTAGATTAGGATATAACTAGTAACTCCCGGGGGCACATTCGATGCCCCTATTTTTTCCCTTATTTTCTGGAGACATCATATGAGCCTAACCTCGCCTAGCCTAGTGTACAAACCCTTTGCCTACCCGTGGGCTGTTGAATATGCTGTGCAATCTGAGAAGGCACACTGGGGTGAATGGGAGGCTAAGCTGCAGGATGACGTAGCCCAATGGCAGGGTGGCAAGCTTAGTGCCAAAGAAAAAAATCATATTACACAAATACTTAGGCTGTTCACACAGAGTGATGTGGCAGTGGGTACTAACTATCTTGAGTATTACATTAACAAGTTTAAGAACAATGAGATCCGTGCCATGCTTACTAGCTTTGCAAACAGGGAGTTTGTGCACCAGCGTAGCTATGCCCTGCTAAATGACACACTTGGCCTGCCTGAGTCAGAGTACTCAGCTTTCCTAGAGTACAAACAGATGAAAGAGAAGATTGAGTTTATGGGTAACATAGATGTCAGCACTCAGTCCGGGGTAGCCAAGGCAATTGCTCGGTCAGTGATGAACGAAGGCATGAGTCTGTTCTCTGCCTTTGCCATGCTCCTTAACTACCAACGCTTTGGTAAGATGAAGGGCATGTGTGAGATTGTAGAGTGGTCAGTCCGGGATGAGACACTACACTGTGAGGGCATGGTTGCTTTATTCCGTGAGTTCTGCAAAGAGCACCCAAAGATTGTGACTGACGAATTTAAGAAAGAGATCTACCAAATGTTCAGGGATGGTGTTGCACTAGAAGATGCAGTAGTAGATGCTGCATTTGAACTGGGTGACATTGAGGGATTGACATCAGAAGATGTAAAGAAGTATATTCGCTATATTGCTGATCGGAGATTGATTCAGCTAGGTCTAAAAGGTAACTGGAAAGTCAAAGACAATCCGTTAGACTGGCTTGATTGGATCATCGGTGGTGATAACTTGAAGAACTTCTTTGAAGGTGTGGTTACAGATTATTCATCTGCTGGGATGGAAGGAGATTGGGGCTGGAATGAAACAACAGAACACAAACTTGCAGCATAAAAAAGAAAGGACAGCACCGCTGTCCATACAGTTTAACCAAGGGAAGTTTGCATTCACCAAAGGCTGGCTAGGGAATCCATATAACCCTAGCACAGCCCAAGGTAAAGAGTGGCAGAGAGGATTTAATGCTGCCTACTTTGAGAATTTAGATAAGATAACTATCTAAATTCCATCAGCCTAGCTTGGTACTCATGTACCATGTCATAGGCTTTGTCATCATCCATGTTCCTGCCGTCATTGTCCTGTGCATACAGTTCATTGATGGCATCCCTTTCCCGTTTAGGCAAGCGATTAAACGTAAGCTTGTTTACTCTCTCAATATCATCTGACATCATGTTGCCTTGAGTAACTGCCCTGCCCATTTGTAAGGCAGTCATCATGTTTTCAGACAAAGCAACTTTCCTTTGTTTGCTTGTCATGTCAGCATATCTATCCGATTCAATCAGAGGTACAACAAGCTGCTTGATAAACTCTTGGGAATTGTAGATAACTTCCCTGTCGTATACCTTATCCCCGCTAGAACCAAAGAATGTGTATGGGTCTAGATTAAGCTTAGTAAACTCTGTCTCAATCTCATTGGCCTTAGGTATAACCCTGACACCAGTAAGGATATTAAAAAACTCACCTCCACGCATGGGAGTTTCTTCACGTAGATAACGTACAGCTTCAGGCAAATCCTCTTTAAGCCCGGGAAGCTTGCTTTTGATTCTGTTTATGGCTGCTTCAGTAACAAGGCTATCCCCTTCAATTACATTGGGATCACGTGC